GCCGCACCACTCACACTCCCGCATGCCCTAATTGTAACGGTTTTACCCGCCTGAACACTAGTAAACCCCCGCGACTGCTGGTAACAATCCGGGGGCGTGACCAACCTGATGGAAGCAGGCTGATGTGATCCATCATACGTGTCTCGACTGCGAAGCAGTCATCGTCAGAGTCCGTAGTCGAGGGCCACTGCCCGACCGGTGCGCACCTTGCAAACAGCGCACCGCGACTGCAAAGGCAGCTGACCGGGCTCGTCGGCAACGCGCACAGGTTGAACGGGCGCAGTGCGCAAACTGCGGAAGCACCCTCCGACGGTCGGGTAACCAGTCTGGATCTGCACGCTTCTGCGGAAGCAAGGCATGCCGCTCTGCTGCTGCTGCGGCCCGCTATGCGCGCAAGCGGCTGGGAGTTCCTACGCTTACGCGTCAGCAAACCTGCGGACACTGCCGCGTTGAATTCGCTGCTCATCATGGCAATCGCAAGTACTGCTCGAGGTCGTGCGGATTGGCGGCGTACAACGCGGTGCGGCGCTCCGATGGCCGGTCTGCTGATCTTTCTGCCAAGCGTCGCGCATTGGAGAAGGGCGCGAAGGTTTCGCCGGGACGTCGGCGAGCCGTTGCTGAGCGTGATGGATGGATGTGCCAGCTGTGCAGCGACCCAGTAGACAGCACGGTTTTCTACCCGGCTCCCGACGCTGCGGTCATCGACCATGTAGTACCGCTGGCGCTTGGCGGCGAACATGCCCCGTCTAACTGGGCTCTAACTCACTCGTTCTGCAACTCACTGAAGTCCGACCTGAGCCTTTCGACATTACGCGAACGGTACCCAGACGTTGCAGAGCGTTTCGCAGCGCGCATGCAACTCGAGGCTGCTTGATCCAAGGAGGGCACATGGCCGGCGTTGGACCGCCCCCGAAGGACCCCGCGAAGCGAGCGCGTAAGAACAAGGATGTCGTTGCTCTCCGCGTCGTTGAGGTGCAGCCGACGGAACAGCCGGAACTGCCATCCTTCACCATCATGGTCACTGTCGATGACCAGGTGATCACGCAAGAGTTTGAATGGCCCGCTATGACCCGCGACTGGTGGGCAATGCTAGCAAGTCATCCGCTGGCTCCCGAGTTCATTGACACCGACTGGGCGTACCTGCTTGAGACTGCGCGCCTGCATGCGGAGTTTTGGATGGGCAAATTGTCGCTGGCCCCCGAGCTTCGGCTCCGAGAAGCAAAGTACGGGTTCACGCCGGACGATCGCGCGCGCCTGCGACTGCAGTTCGCGCAGGCTACAGGCGCTGAAGCTGACACGAAGCGCAAGATCGCTGGGAGCTCACGTGAGCGCTTCGGCGGTCTTTCGCTACCACCGGAGACGAAAGCGAACTGATGCCTTGGCGACCGCTGGATGACGAAGCGTTTCCGACGCTTGGATTCCATGTCGCAGACCAGATGGCTGAGTTCTTGGACTACGTGGTGTCACGTGAGCAGCTTGAGTTCCTGGTGCGCTTGTATGAGGTAGATCCGGAGACCGGGCGACGAGTCAAAAGCCGTGCGGTCATTCAGCGTCCCCGAGGGTGGGGGAAGTCGCCGCTACTCGGTGCTATCGGCATCGCAGAGGCACTGTTCGAGGTAGTCCACGAGGGTTGGGACGCCTTCGGGCAGCCCATCGCTCGACCGTGGATCGACTTCAAGAGCATCATTAACGTCCCAGTTACGGCGACCTCGGATGACCAGGTGCAGAACACGTGGGCGCCGATGCTCGAGATGGCACGTACAGACGCGCTGGTCAACGAGTTCGACGTCGACCCGATGGACACGTTCATCGGGATCCCCGGCGGCAAAATTGAGCCACGGACGTCATCGGGCCGGTCGATCAAGGGCCTACCTGGTCAGGTTGCCGCGATCATGGACCAGACAGAAGAGTGGGTGCGGGGCAATGGTGGGCTGCGTCTAGCGCAGAACATCCGTAACAACAGCACTAAGGCATCCGGGGTCACTATTGAATCACCCAACGCCTTCACGCCGGGTGAGCATTCTGTGGCGGAAGCATCTGCTCGTGACTGGGACCTGATTCAGTCAGGCAAGTACCCAGATCTGTCTGCTGCCCGACAGCTCCTGTACGACCACCGTGAAGCGCCGGCGGATACTGACCCTGCCAATCAGACATCACTCATCCGAGGGCTTCGCTACGCGTACGGCGATAGTTCAGATCACCCCGATGGTTGCGTGATTCATGAGCCGCCTTGTGAGCCCGGATGGGCACCGATCGATCGCCAAGCGTTAGCGTTCCTCGACACCTCGAATGATCCACAGGTTCTCCGAGCTGACTTCCTGAATCAGATCACTCATGCAACCGACTCGTTTGTTTCTCAGCCGGAATTGCGTGCAATCCAGGATCTGAGCAAGGAAATATCGAAGACCGAACCGGTAACGCTCGGTTTTGACGGTTCCGAGGGACGCAAGCCTGGTCGTGGAACTGCTGACTCCACGGTGTTGATCGGATATTCGGTCACGCAGCGGCATCTGTTCAAGGTGGGCATCTGGGAGCAGCCAGATGGACCAAAGGGTGAAGGTTGGCGACCGCCGGTACTTGATGTTGAGGCAGCGGTTCGGCAAGCCTTCAAGGACTACAACGTCGTTGGTTTCTACGCGGACCCCTCCGCGGGTTGGGCCGGGCACGTGAAGACGTGGGAAGCCGAGTACGAAAAGCGGCTCAAAGTGAAGATGTCCCGCGACGAGCCGATCCGCTGGCGGCAGAAAGATCTGACCCGCACAACCAGTACTTTCGACCAGCTCGAGTCCGCGATTTCGGCCGGTGACATCACTTACGACGGCTCGAAGGAGCTGACGTCGCATTTCCTCAACGCGCGCCGTGATCCGCGGCGGTCGGGGTATGTGCTGAAGAAGCCGGATGAAGACCAGGACGGCTCAAAGATTGACGCTACTTGGGGCGCGATGTTTGCGTACGCAGCTGGCATCGATGCCCTGGGATTGAAAATCGAAAAAAAGAAGCGAGCGGTTATCCGCCGACTGGCCTGAAGGGGGTCTGAATGTCGATCGACACTACGGTCGAGAACACCCCTGGTTGGTGGTTGCTGCAGGCGTGCCGGAAGCGTGAGGGCCGTGTTTCGCGGTTGCAGAAGCTGGCGGATTACCACGACGGTAACCCGCCGCTTCCGACGGCGAACGTTGCGGCTACTGACGCGTTCCGGAAGGTGCAGCAGCAGGCTCGGACGAACATGGCGGAGCTCATCGTGGGTTCGCTGCGTGAGCGTGTGAGCGTGCGCGATATCCGCACGCAGGTGTCTGGTGAGAAGCCGGACTCCGAGGCGTGGGACATCTGGCTCGAGAACGGGCTGGACGTTGAGTTCTCGGAAGTGCTCGAGAACATGCTCGCCATGGGTGACGCGTACATGATCGTCGGCACTGACCCTGATGGCGGAGCGGTCATCACGGGCGAGGATCCCCGCCAGGTGGTGACGATCCACAATCCGGCCCGTCAGGCTGAGGTTCGTGCCGCGGTGAAGGCGTTCCACGACCCGGATGAATCGGTCGACTACCTGTACCTGTACCTGTCGGGTGCGACGCTTGGTGAGGCGAACGCACGTCGCTACGTGGCGAAGCGCAGCCGCAAGTCGCTCGGCGCCGGTATCATCTTCTCGGCTGCTGCGTTCTCCTGGGACACGGACCGTGGCGGTGCGGACGGCGAAGAACTGCCGCACCCGTTCGTGCCGGTGGTGCGCTTCCGGAACCGGAAGGGCATCGGCGAGTTCGAGCCGCACATCGACATCCTCGACCGAATCAACCACGACGTGTACAACCGCGTCGTCATCGCCCTCTACCAGGCGTACAAGCAGCGTGCGCTCCTCGTCGACAACCCTGAAGACGAGAACGGCGACCCGGTCAACCTTGACGAGGTGCTGACGTCTGACCCAGGTTCCTGGCTGCAGCTGCCCGCTGAATCGAAGGTGTGGGAGTCGTCGCAGGTCGATCTGCAGGGCATCCTCAACGCCACGAGCGACGACATCAAGCTCCTCGCCGCGGTTACCCGCCGGCCGATGTCGCTGTTCGCTCCGGACAACCAGTCCGCTGAGGGCGCGAATTTCACCCGCGAGGGATTGACGTTCGCTGTTGAGGACAAGCAGACACGTGCTGGTCAGGGACTGGTGGACGTGTTCTACCTGGCGTTCCTCGCTACGGGGCGGACGGACCGTGCGGTGAAGTCGCGGATCATCGTGGGCTGGAATCCGGGGGAGCGGTACTCGATCACGGACAAGGCGTCTGCTGGTTCGCAGGCGGTCACTGTCCTGTCGAAGCGCACGGTGATGCGTGAGGTGTACCAGATGACGCCGACTGAGATCGATCAGGCTGAAGCTGAGGCTTCGGACGAGCTGCTGCTGACTCAGGAGGTCACTCCGAATGGCAACGCGGCTTGACCTGAACTATGACGCGCAGGTGCTGGCGGTGCGTACTCGGGTGACTGAGTACGCACGGCGGTACTGGGCGGGGCTCGGGTCTTGGCGTGATGCTGATGCTGACCGGCTGATCGCGGCGTTGGTTCCTCGTGTTGAGGCGGGGCAGGCGCGTGTGGCGCAGTTGACCGACGCGTACATCGCTCGGGTTGCTGCGGGTAGTGGCGCGATTGTCCGTGGCGCTGTCGCTGATGTCTCCACCGAGTCCCTGCGTGGCGTGCCTGCTGATGAGGTGTACCAGCGCCCTTTCGTTGAGATGCGCACGAAGCTCGCTGAAGGGTCCACAGTCACCACGGCGGTCGCGGCTGGCGGCGCTCGGTTGCTGTCGCTTGTATCGACTGGGCAGCAGCTGGCGAAGACTCACTCAGCGCGTCAGGCCGTCGACCGATCTGGTGCTGCTGGATTCGAGCGTGTCCTCACCGGCCGCGAGAACTGCTCGCTGTGCGTCATCGCGTCGACGCAGCGATATCACCGCGGCAATCTGCTCCCGATTCATCCGGGCTGCGACTGCGGTGTGCGACCGATCAAGGGCGACCCGGACGAGCAGATCATCAACCCGGAACGCCTTGAGTCGATTCACGATGCGATCACGGCTGAGTTCGGCACCTCCGATCGTGCTGCCCGGTACATCGATGGCGGCAAGGACCGCGGTGACTACACCGACCTGCTTGTGACTTACCGTCATGGTGAGCTGGGGCCTGTATTGGCTTGGAGGGACCAGCATCACACGATTTTGAGGTGACTGTGGTCAGTGGTCGGGGCTAGAATGTAAGCAGCCCCGGGGAGTGTTGGAAGCACTTCAACCCGGGGCTTAACCGCCAACTTGGATTAGCAAGGAGGGGCTGTGGAACAGTCTACTGGAAGTTTGGCCGACCGAAACGGCGCCGACGCCGAGGTCGATTGGAAGTACATGGCGTGGACGCAGTCGTTGGCTGCGGGTCGTGCGTGGGATTCCGGGTACGCCGCCGCGAAGGAGCAGTACGGCGGGTTCGGCATTGACATCGACAAGATGGCTGGCGCGATGTACGAAGCAGCAACAACTGCGGATGCGCGCCCATGGGAAGCGATCGTGCAAGACGCCGTTTTGGACAATTTCTGGGCTGGCATTGTCAACGACATGCGTGTCGTCGCTCGTGCCGCGCTGGACTACATCGAGAAGCAGGCCGACGCGTGACCCGTCGTGATGAGGCGGCGGCTGTTCGAGGTGTTGCTGTGAAACTTCTCGGCGACGATTTCCGAACGCTGATGGCTTCGGCAGATGAGCTGGATCGGCTGCGTGCCGTGCTCGAAGCGGCACCACATTCGGACACGTGCACGTGGCCTTATGGCGATGATCACGCGGAAGCGTATGGCAACTACTGCTCGTGCTGGAAGGCGGAAGCGCAGTGAAGGTAGCTCTTGCCGTTGCTACGGTCGTGATGCTTTCTGCGGCGCTGGTCCTGTTCTCCTTCGCGATCTGGACTGATGACGGTCGCTGGGCTCAAACGGCACTTCTGACGTTGCTCCCAGGAGTTGCCGCAGCTGTTTCCTTGGCTGTCGCGAAGGCAGCGGATGCGCTGTGAGCCACCCCATTGAACCTGGCACCATCGTTACTGGTTTTTGCGGTGGTCTTTTTGGCCGCGACTCGTACGGCGAGAAGCGATGCGTCGACAGTGGCTACGACGGCGGCGTTCCGTGGGCTGTCTTCCTCGAACTCGACGGTTACGGCGACTGGCGCGTTTTGCATGGCGACGAAATTGCCTACGCGCTAGAAGAGTTCGCGCTCCGCTGAATCTCTTGCTGGTGCGTTGGAGTCAGGGACACAGCAAGCGTGGATCGGCGGCCCATCGGGCAAGAGACCGACACCCGGGGCTCGCAACGAGGACCCGCACTCACCCTCAACCGCACACCGGCAAGACAAACGAAAGCCCAGTCACTTCGACTGGGCTTTCGCCATTCATAGACCACCGCGGAAGCGGTTTCCCCGACATGGGGCTCAACACCCGACATGGGAGACAAGATGCTCGATTGCACCGACCGGCCGCGGCTCCGATTCGTCACCGACGAGGAGGAAGGCGGCGGTAACGACCAGCCCGCATTTCCGGCAAACACCCCCGTCAAGGAGATGTCCCCGGAACAGCAGGCCGCGTACTGGCAGGACAAGGCACGCAAGCACGAAGACCGCGTGAAGGCGTTCGGGGATTACACCCCTGACGCGATCAACGCGCTCGTGCAGGAACGTGAAGCGCTCCGCACCGCATCGCAGACGGACCAGGAAAAGGCCGTCAACGAAGCACGCGAAGCCGGCCGCTCCGAGGTGCGCGCCCTCCTTGCCGCCGAGCGGGTCCAGAACACGCTCGAGCGGGCACTGACGGGACGAAACCCCGACGTGACCGCACTGCTCAACCTCGACCGCAGCGCCTTCATCAAGGGCGACACGGCCGACACTGACGCAATCACCGCGTGGGTGCAGGAGCACTCAACCGAGTCGAACGGTCCCGGCAAGGGACATGTCGACCTCGGCCAGGGCCGCGACCGCGGAACGGACGCACCCATCAAGGGTGTGCACGCTGGCCGATCGCTGTTCACGGACAGCAAGTCCAACAAGTCCTAGAAGGGAAACCTCATGCCCAAGCTCCGCACGGAGACTTACGGCGGCGG